GTCCGATACGGCGCGCACTGCGCATGAGCAGATCCTGCACCGCATGCGCATGGATATGGCCGCGCTTAAAAAAATTCAGGGCGAGCAGGCGAAAGCCGCGCTTAAGCGCCAGATGTTACCCAATTACGAGGGGTGGATTGAGGGAACGCTCGAAGGTAATAGCGGCCGCCAGGATGAAGTGATCACGCGCTTGATGATTTGGGCGATAGATGTTCGTGATTACCCACTGGCGGCACGAATCGGGCGTTACGTCATCGCGCATAACCTGGCGATGCCAGACCGCTTTAACCGCACGGCGGCGACGGCTCTGGTCGATGAAATTTGTGATCCGATCCTGGTGCAGGTTAAGGCCGACGACAGCACCGACGTATCGCCATATCTGGCGGTGCTCGATGAAGTAGCCGGGTTTACCGCCGCCAGCGATATGCCAGACATGGTGCGCGCCAAACTCCACAAAGCACGCGCTTTTGCACTGCGCAACGGGACGCCTGCCGAGCAGGAAACCGCACTAGGGCTGCTGCGCACTGCACTGATCATGGATCCTGGCGCAGGCGTGAAAAAGCTGATCGACAAACTCGCCAGTCAGCTGAAGAAAAGCGCTGCTGCGACTATTACCGGGGGTGAGTCTACTGGCGACGATGCCGCAGAGGGGCAGAGTGATAGCCCTGCAGCACCACCGGTTCCGGCGGTGGTGGCCGGAAAGCCCGCGCCTAAAACCGCCCGTAAAAGCACAGCCAAAAAACCAGCGGCGCGCAAAACCACAACGAAAAAAGCGCCTGCCGCCAAAAAATAACCGACTTGCGCCCCGTGCGCTGGCGGCGCGGTCGGAGATCTGCAACGCATGGCGTTTGCTTTTCTCCGTCCGCTCACCGCCACCCATTCAGGAGATGACGCGATGAGCCTTGTAGCCGGTCGCACTGTTATCCCCTCTTCGGAGGATGTACCAGACACTGACGATGGTGGCGAGAAAGTCACTGCCGGAACGTTCTGGCCGGAAATTGCCCTGAGCGATGTGCGCATGGAGATGCGCATCAATGGCGCGGTGACGACTTCGCGCCTCAAACAAGCCGTTATCGAAGGTGTATCCCACACCCTCGATCAACTGGCTGACTGGCAGTCCATTCAGCTGGCGGCGGGGTATACCCGACTGGCTGATGTGCCGGCGGTCGAGGTGAACGGAAAAAGTGTGAAGGTGCACCGTTTCAGGCGGGCGGTATTCAGCATTGCTCGCGCGCACATTCTCGGCACGAACCGGGACGTGGACACCACCGGCGATGCTGGTGAAAAACGCGCCGTTGCGCTGGCGTCGCAAGCCGATGATATGTGGCGCGATGCACGCTGGGCGATCTCCGATATTCGCGGCACTGTGCGCAACACTGCGGAGGCGTTCTGATGAAAGTGCAGGCTTTGCAGGGCGATACCGTGGATTTGCTGTGCCAGCGTCATTACGGCACTACTCAGGGCGTAACCGAGATCGTGCTTGCTGCTAACAAAGCGCTGGCCGGTCAGCTCTTCCTTGAGGCAGGGCAGGTGGTGGAGTTACCAGAAATCAGCGCCACGGCGACGAAGGAGACCGTACAGCTATGGAGCTGATTAATCGTATCTGGAATGGCGTGACGTACTCCTGGTCAACATTGCTGACGGGCGTCGGTGTCATGACGCAAAAGGACTGGCTGACCGCTATTGGCATCCTGATTGGTATCGCTGCCGCCGCGCTGGGTGAGTTGCATCGCCGCCGCATGGCGCGCATTCACGAAACCAATAATGCGTTACTGAACGAACTGATCGACGCGATTCGCGACGACACCGAGAACCGCCAGGACGTTAAAGAGCTGATCCGCACCATCCGGGAGGCGCCGCGATGAAAAAACGCATTATTGCCTGCTCAACCGCCGCGATCATTTCGCTGGCCGCCACGCTGTGGCCGCAGGCGCTGCGAACCAGCCCGGAAGCACAGCTAAAGATGGCGAAGTATGAGGACTGTCGCAAAACCCCGTACTACTGTCCGGCGGGCGTGCTGACAGTGGGCATCGGCTCCACTTCAAAGGTGGAGAACCGTGAATACGCCGAGGGCGAGATTGCCGAACGCTGGTTTAACGATCTTTTGCGCGCCGAGAAATGCGTTAACCGTGAATTTAAAGGGGCTTCCGCGCCACAAAAAGTCTTTGAGAGCATGACCGATGGCACGCTTAACGTCGGTTGCACCGGACTGGGCTGGTACACCAACGCCAAAGGCCAGAAGGTGCGAACCACCCTCTGGCGCCACGCGCAGGCCGGTAACTGGAAGGGCGTATGCGAACGGTTGACGGACTTTGTGAACTCCGCCGGGAAACGCTCGCAGGGACTGGTTAACCGTAGGGAAGACTTCAAAGCCTGGTGTCTGTCTGATCCCGCCCTCAAGGGGGCGAAATGAAAGGATTGATAGTCGCATTCGCGGTGCTTCTGGTCTTGTTTATTACGGTCTGTATCGGATTTAACGGTGAGACAAATAAACGCCAGGCAGCCGAAAAAACTCTGGCTGATACCACGCTAAAACTGAATCAAACCGGCGAGGTTCTGGCTGAAGTCAGAGCGCTACGCCAGGACGTCAGCCAGGTAGAGGCCGGACTGAAAGCACTCAGTCAGCAGCGAAACGCAACAGGAGAACACCGACGTGAAAACATCAAAACTGCACTGGCCGGTAACGACTGCGCCGTTGCTCCTGTGCCTGTTGCTGGCGCTGACAGCCTGTACCAGCGAGCCGAAGAAGTCAGCGCCGCAGATTATTCAGGAGCCTTTACCGGAAAGCCTGACGGCAAAAACTGACGTTCCTCCACCACCGGCCAGGCCGATGACATGGGGCGGGCTTGCCGTCTGGACAGATTCATTACTTGACGCGCTGGATACCTGCAACGCCGACAAGGCGGGCATTCGTGAGCTGGAACTACGGCGCCTCGCCAGGGGGATAAAGTGAAAAAAGCCGAATTACTACGCGCCGCGCTGATTGCCGGTAACACCTGGTGCAAAGCCAACCCGGAACAAATCACGGTCTGGGTGGAGAAAGGGCACATCCAGATCGAAGCGACCGGCGAAGCGTCATTCATGTATCACTACACCATTCAGGTGCTGGCGATGGACTTTCCCGGCCAGGTGGATGATCTCATGCTGCCGCTGCTGGCGTGGGTGTGGCAGCAACAGCCGGATCTGCTGCTGAATCCCGACAATAACCGCAAGGTGGAATTTGACGCGGATATCGTCAATGACGACGTCGCCGACATTCTGTTTAAGGTGCCGGTCTGGGAGCGCGTCATAGTGACAAAGGATGCATTCGGCACGCCGAGGGCGGAGCACCTCGCCGAGTCCCGCCCGCGCTTCAATGGTGGCGAGTGGGAGACGGCCTTTGATCCGGAGTCCGGGGGCGCGCTGGCATGAGCAATAACGACGCACTCTTTAGCCAGCTTGACGAGGTCTTTGCGACCATTTTGTCGGGCATGTCTCCGGCAGGGCGTCAGCGTACCGCACGCAGCGTCGGCACGATGCTGCGCCGGAGCCAGAGCCAGCGCATCGGCAGGCAGGAAGCGCCGGACGGCTCAAAGTTCCCGTCACGACGTCGTCGCGTGTTGCGTTCACAGGCCGGGATCGGCTTTGTCTGGCAGGGTGAAAACCGTCGGCTGCGTAACTGGCGGGCCGTTCGTGGCCGTCGCGGTCGCATGCTGACCGGCTTTGATGAAGAGCGCGGCGCAGTTCGCTCGTTTTATCGCGAAGACATTGAGCGGTATCTCGATATCAACTTTAACGAGACGCGCCGCAATACCACGAAAGCCGATCCGATGTTTCGCCGTCTGCGTACCGCACGTTTTCTGAAAACCCGCGCTACCGCTGACGGTGCAGAGGTGGGGTATTCCGGTGTGGCTGCGCGTATCGCCCGCGTCCATCAGCTTGGCCTGCGCGACAGAGTCAACGACAGCGGCGCAATGGCAACCTATCCCCGCCGTGAGCTGCTGGGCCTGAGTAAGGCCGACCGCATGGCGATAGCCCGCCAGGTGATTGACTCGCTGGGGGTACGCTGATGGGAATTGCCGAACTGCTTCGCCTGCTGGAGAACATCGCCCGCACCGGCACGGTGACGGAGATTGACGAGAAAAACTGGCGCGTTCGCGTGCAGAGCGGCGGACTGGAAACTACCTGGCTGCGCTGGACGGCGCAGCGGGCAGGGGCGTTTAAGGTCTGGGTGCCACCATCCATCGGCGAGCAGGTCTGGTTCCTGTGTCTGGGTGGTAATACCGACGTCGCATTCATCGGCGGCAGTCTATACAGCGACGACAATCCGGCGCCGGGCGTATCACGTAACGAGATGATAGTGAAAGCGCCGGACGGTGCGATGTTTTGTTATGACGCGGAGGCGGGCGCGTTGCAGGTGAAGGGGATTAAATCTGCCGTGGTTGAGGCATCAGTCAAAATCACGCTGGACACGCCGGAGGTGGAGTGCACCAACCTGCTGACCACTAAAAGTCTGAACGTCACCGAAGGCGGTGAGATGCGCGGTGATATCACTCACACCGATGGGGCGTTTACCTCTAACGGTGTACAGGTGGATGACCACGATCACGGCGCCGTCGAGCGTGGCGGAAGCTGGACGGAGGGCACGCGATGACAGAGCGCTATCGCGGCATGAATGCCGCAGGCACCGGCACCCTGACCGACGAGGATCATGTGTGGCAGTCGGTTAACGACATTCTGCTGACGCCTGTCGGCAGTCGCCTGATGCGCCGTAACTACGGTTCGCTGTGCCCTGACCTTATCGACAGCCCGCAAAACGAGGTCACCCGCCTGCAACTGATGAGCGCGGCGGTGATTGCGCTGGCGGCATGGGAGCCGCGAATTGTGCTCGATACCATCAATGTGACGTACTCCGCCAGCGGATCTGTGACCGCCGAAATGTCCGGCATGCTGACTGAGACCATGGAAAAAAGCACCCGCGCGGTGACGTTAAGGAGCGCCAATGCCAACGATTGACCTGTCACAGCTGCCCGTACCAACCATTATCGAGGAGCTGGACTTTGAGACCATTCTTACCGGCGTGAAAGCGGTAATGGTGGCTGCTTTTCCGGAGGATCAACAGTCTGCTGTTGCGGCAGCGCTGACGCTGGAATCGGAGCCGTTAACCATTATCGCTCAGGCGATGGCGTACCGTGAGCTGCTGTTGCGCCAGCGTATCAATGAGGGGGCAGCAGCCTGTATGCTCAGTCATGCGACCGGCGATGACCTGGACAATATCGCCGCCAACCTGGACACGGAGCGCCTGGTTATCACCGAAGCAACCGACACCGCAAACGCGGTCACGGAAAGCGATGAGGCCCTGCGCCTGCGCGCGCAGGCCGCGTTTGAGGGCATGAGCGTTGCCGGGCCATCGGCGGCCTATGAGTATTTTGCTCGCAGCGCCAGTGGCAAGGTTGCCGCTGTGCGTGCAACCAGCCCCGCACCTGCGGAAGTAGTGATAGCCATCCTGTCCAGCGACGGCGATGGCACCGCATCAGATGAACTGATTGCAACAGTTCAGGCGGCGGTAAACGACGAAGACACTCGCCCGCTGGGTGATCGCGTGACGGTACGGAGTGCGGAGATTATTGAATACGCAATTGACGCAACGCTTTACCTGTATCCCGGGCCAGAATCAGAGCCAATCATTAACGCTGCGCTGGCATCACTGAGAGCATTTCTGGCGGACGCAGATAAAAAAATTGGCCGTGATGTTGTGCGCTCGGCGATTTCGGCCTCGCTACATGTTCAGGGTGTGCAGCGTGTGGTAATTAACGCCCCGGCAAGCGATTTGCAGATTGATAACACGCAGGTTGCACGTAATACCGGATACAGCGTGGAAAATGGCGGAACGGATGAGTAACACCCTCCTTCCACCATCATCTCCGGCCTGGCTTCGCCACACGGAGGCGGGCACGGCCAGACTGTCGGCGATCGCTGTCGCTTTACGGACGTTGTGGACGCCGACAGATTGCCCGGTGGATTTACTGCCCTATCTGGCCTGGGCGCTGTCGGTAGACCGCTGGGACAAGAACTGGCCGGCAGACAGAAAAATTGCTGCCATCCAGCGATCGTACTGGTTGCATCGTCGTAAGGGTACCCGCGCAGCGGTGCGGCGTGTTATTGAAGATATGGGGTTTTCTGCGACCTTTGCCGAGTGGTTTGAGGCAGGTGACGAACCGGGAACATTCCGGCTTGAGGTGAATGTTAATGAGGTGGGTTTAACGAGTCGCACTCTTGATGAGCTGAATCGCCTCATTAACGACGCAAAACCCGTCAGCCGCCATATTTCGCAGATGACCATTGCTACACATGTGACGGGATTTATCTACGCGGGATGTGCATTGTATGGCGGCGACATAATCAGTATTTACCCGGAAGAATACGAGCCGGATGACGGTATTTTTTATAACGGCGTCATTTTTCATGATGGAAATAACAGCTACAGGTGACAAATATGGCCGATATTAACGAATCTCCATTATGGGAAGACGTCATTGAACTGATTGGCAGAACTGAGCGTGTATCGGGCGGTCAGGATGGCGTGGCTAACCGCCCGTTAAAGAAACTGGCAAACCGCACGCGTTATCTGAAAGAGCGATTTGATGAAACCGATGCTGATATTTCATCAAAGGTGGAGGCGGTTAAAACCTTTGAGGAGGGAGCGACGCTTAATTCTCCACGCGATGAAATTCTTTACGGGAATTACCGACTTGTCTGGACAGGGTGGTTTCCTAAAGACGTTCCGGCGGCGTCGACGCCCTTCAATACCGGCGGTATCGGTGCCGGGGCCTGGGCATATACTTCTGATGCCGCAATCCGTGACAACCTCAATGCCGTTGACGGTCTGGCGATGGTGGGTCAGTGCCCGGATATTAACCGGCTGAGGATGATTAAATTTGACGCGGTCGGAAAACAGATTTTCCTTAAAGAACATACGTCGGAGCAGGGAATGGGCGGCGGCACCTGGTATTGTCATTCCCTGACCAATGATAATAGTTATGTGGACGATAACGGGTGCCAGATTATTAATAATCACGGTCAGGTCATCCGCCGGAAAGATTTGAAAGAAATAACTTCTAGTTACTTCGGTCTTCAAGCTGGCGATTTGATTGATCCAGTTATTGATAATATGTACAAGGCATCGCGCACATTTAATATTTATGAAGCCAGGATAGAAAATCCAGGATTTGATAAGGGTTACGTGCTTACTGGAGGTAAAAGATACTACTGTGGCGACAAGCCGTTTTACATCCTGTCCTACTCGGTTGGAACCTTGAGAGGGCCAAATATATGGCATACAGGGGATAATGTCGGTATCACTTTTTCCAGATTTAAGGAGGACGGCACGTCTGAGCAGGCCTGGTCATGTGGTGGTATTCGTGGGTTTCGCTTTTGGGGCGCTGCATCTTACCTTGTTCAAGGAAATACCGGTGTGGATGCTACACCAGTACGCCTGTCTGATATGTGGCAAGGAGAGGCTTGCGACTTGTGGATTACCGGGTATACGG